CTGCTGTGCCAGAAAAATATAAACTTCCAGCAATTCGCTGTTGTACTAAAACGTCAGAAAAGAAGCTGAAAACAGGTGTAAAAACTCTTGAAACATCAGATCCAACTGGTAATTCTAAAAACTGGACTGGCACGCAACGAGTATACCATGTCATTGAAGACAACTGATCGTCAGCCATAATCATCGTAGGATCCTTAATTGTTGTTTCTTTCAACTCATCTTCCGTATCAACTTTGTCTTCAGTAAAAGTGGTTAACCCTAATGTCTCACTCTCCCCTGCAAATGTGGTTGTATCCAAACTGTGAAATTTTAAAATCGGTGGTCCCCGGTAGCCCAACAATAGGCCATCTTCTGCTATGGCTATACGAGTATAAACAAATGGTAGAGATTCAAAATCATTTGAACTTAAACCAAATATATTAATGCTTTTTAATGGCATACTCATTACTGGTTGATAGCCATGAATTTGAAACCATCTAACATTACGCGGTCCAGGAAAACCAACAGTCATATTGGGATTAACTCTAGTATCTAAAATCTCAAGACCAGCATTACTATCTGAAAAATTTGTATTATACTTATCCACTCCACGTGCGACTTGAACTATACCATCACCATAAACATGAAAATTCATCATAACTGAACCACCAATACCTGAAAACGCAAGAATTATCCAATCCCATAAAAGCGGTCCACCAGTGGTGTTATTTATCGCATAAATTTGTGATACAGCAAAGTGATTAGCATCATTAATATATCCACCAGCTTGCGAGAACACTTTTAATAACGATAAAAAGTTCCTAACTTCCTCACCACCAACCATTCTGTAAATCAACTCAGGATTACACGTAGTTTTACCAAAGGTAACTGAAACTGTCTGGTTATTTTCTAACGTTTCAGTAACTCCCTCTCCTGCGAAACAACTTAACTTAGCATCTAATACTAATTCCGTTGGCCAGTACTTGGAAATTTTTTTTTTTTCAGCAACACCATAACATTCTTTAAACTCAGTTAAATAATTATCATATGTGAGTTTTAAGCAACCATAAGTGTTTGGTAAACCACAACGCTCGAGCAACTTATTTAAACGCATCTGAACATAATTATATTCGTCACGACCTGCTAAAAAACTTTCACGCAAGCAATTTTCTGCTACCACACACACAAAACTTGGATCTTTTAAACTTTCTTTGTCACACATAAATAAACTACGTAAACTAACTGGATCTAAAACTCCAACAAATGAATCAACGTCACGATTAAAATATATGAAACGCTTCAAAAACCAGCCAACTGACCCAAGTTTTTTCCAAAACATTGTGTTTCCATCAATCTTGTCGGCCAATGTTATAGTAATGCCACATTTACCAGCATCTTCTATCTTTTGTTCCAAATTATATAGATGACACTCACTAGCTCTCATCACCAACTTCACGTCATCACCAAGAGTTACACAGTGTACATGTTCATCAAATTTCAATGATGGGTTTTGTAAATACCAGAAATATCGTTGTAAAAACGAATTCATAATACTATTACCACGACTTGTGAGAGTCGAACCAGATGGCTGAAAATTGACATCATGTAAAATAACACCATTAACATTCAATAAAACCTGCAGGTATAATCCATCAACAACTTTCAATAACATTTTCCTATCACTTACGGACCAACCCATGTTTTCTGCAAACATTTTCAACATTTCACTCACAACTAAACGAAGCTCAATACACAATTTTTGATCATAATTTTTAAAATCTTCATCTGAAAAAACCATGCACTCATTAAAGTTGTACATATGTTGCCACAAACGATGCCAATCATCTCCAAAAGGATTAATACCAAGAGCACATTCAGTTAAAATTGGGTCTAAGACCATTGAGTTTATCATTGGGTCAAACCATTGTTTGGAAACTATGACTGATCCTAAACTGCTAGCCATAAAAACTCGTGTATTTTTACCGATTTTGCGTGGTTCATCCTTTAGTGTGGCTGTAAACACTTCACCAGGATGTTCATTGTTAGCCAATTTAAGCATAATTAAATTAAGCTCATCCCTTAACTCTGAACTAACTATTAGATGATTTTCATCATCTAATTCACACACTTTATCTTTGGGTTTATTAAATGGAAAACCTGCTCC